CGTCCTTGATACCTTCAAGCACGATAGCGCGTATCTTCTTCTTCGTCGTCTCTTGGATGTAGTCGATCTGAGAGGCGACTTGTGCATTCACGTACTTCTGAATCTCGTCATCCCACGGATCGTAGTCGCGTGACTCGAGTACGCTGATAGTTCTCTTCGTCAGTTCGTCATACGTCTCCTGGCCGAAGTCCTCAATAACTGCTCTGTATACGGCGGTGAGTGTCTTTATCCACGCGCCGCGCTGCGATTCAATAGCCGAGTCGGTATCTTTCCGTCCATTTGTGACAGCTTTGACCACCGCTGACGACTCCACCGTAAACAGAGAGCTGATCTTGTCTGCCACTCCACGCTCCCATCCTTGGCGCTTACGATCCACTGAGCGGTAGGCGGCATCTCTCACACTGTCAGTAGCGCGGATATGTCTCTCGCCGTCAGTTTCTCGCGTAGTGCCAACTGGAAGTAGTTTGACAGATATATACCCTTCATCTGGGCAGTCAGCCTCATCGAAGCCAAATCCTAGTAGCTCGTTGATTGCCTTCGTTGAGATGCCCATGTCGAAGTATTTCTTACCTTCTTCGGCGTTCTCTCTCCGAGCTTCAACCATCGGAAGAGAGTTGGATAGATCGTAGTCGAAGTAGATGCCGTCGAAGTGTCTGTTGGCGAGCTGGATATTCAACGCACCTTTGAGCAGATTCAGCTCAGGGATAATCGTGTCTTCCCAAGCTGCTCGCTTCATCGCTCGTGCGTTCTCATACTTCGCAGGCACTAGCCCGATAGCCTCAGACGATACGCCGAAGCCAGCGCATAGCTCCTGGTTCGTGAGGTTCGTGCCGCCCATGAAGTCCATGTCTTGCGGCGTCGGCGTTGTAGGCGTCCACGACTTGCCATCCTCAATGACTAGCAAGCGTCGAGCGTTCGCCGGGCCTTCCTTCGTATCTTTGATCTGCTTCATGAGACGGTTGTACTGCTCTGTCTCTAGCTTCTCAGTTGCAAGCACACCGCTCGGCCACATGCCATTCTTCATCGCGTTGTAGTTGAAGTCAGTGTATGCGTTGCCAGTGTCAACCAGACGTGCGTTCGCTCTTAGCACCGGCATCCCGAATAGATCATCCGACGGGCTGTAGTTCTTGATGTGGACTATCTCTTCTTCATCGAATGGTACTGGGGTCTCACCTGGTAGCGTGTAGAAGTAGACTCGCTTGTCGCGGTAGGCTTTAATCGACACCCTATCCGATCTCAGAGGATCTAGCCGGATGCTGTCGCCTACCTTGTTGACGTACCAGTAAGCGTCGCCAGCCATGCACAGGAACAACTCAGCCCTGAACTCTAGCTCGTTCATCGAGATGCGCGGGTTAGGATTGGCAATCATCTTAGCCGCCGGGTGAGTATCTGGTACGGGATCTCCCGTATTGATGTCCTTAGCGACTAGGATAGCCGAGCGTACTGCGTTTGCCCTGAACGATGTAAGCCGATACACGAGCCAGTGAGACTCGTAGCCCTCTAATACTGCCTTCTTCGTATTCCAGTCCGTCCACTTCTCAACGCCATACTGCATAGCAGGCGTTGTCCTGATCTCTTGCGAGCGGGTTTCTGGAGCCAATAAATGAGCAAATGCCACGCGTGGACCAACACTTGCCCAGTCTAGGACGATGTTCTTGAAGCGCCCCATATCTCACCCTCATTGAGCGAAGTCCGGTTATCTCGCTCGTTTGGTAAGAGTACCACTTGTTGGGCGTTGTTACAATAGATATGTGATCTATATAGATTTGGTAGACATAGCAAGTATGAACGCTCGTGTGATCGCTCTTGGCGCTGTGTCATCGTGAATAGCCTCAAGCACTCCAACGGTTACTCCGTCTTCATCGAATATCCACCCGCAAATTGACAAGCTATTACCATCAATCGTCATCATCTGCAACGTCGATATTCTTTGCATCATTGGCCCCATCAGCTCCCACGCGTCTGCGATATTGCTTGTGTAGTACGGCACTGAATCAACTGGCACGTCATAGTCTGGTTGCATCCAACACGGCTCTCCTCGATGATAGCCAGGCTTCCACCCCATCAATATAGCTGCGTTCACATCTAACTCATTATCCGTCATCGCCATCACTTCTTCTCTATTCACGACTACCTCCCAACTTCGGCGCGTCTCGAAACTTCTTGCTATTCCTGATCGTCTCAATCTGCGCGGCGTTGATCCCGTTCACCGCCAATGACTTATGACTCCCGCCACCGTGTGGCTGCTCTAGTTCCTTACGTCGCCATCGCTTGATAAACGCGGTTGTCTCTGAGCCTCGTGATGGCTGCTCAACGTCGAACGCCTTAACCATGTCGTCTAGTACGAGGATGTTGTCTCGTAGTATCGGCAATCCTACCTCCTCACCAATCAATCATTTCAGCGCGTCCGCCTGACTCTCCAAGCATAAGGTCGGTTGCTGCCCAGACCATCGCGTCGATGGCGTCATCGTGCTCTAGCTCATCCATCGGCGTTGTCATCTGATCCTCTAGCTCGTGGAACGATCCGTGATGATAGCCGCGTCCCTGCTCATACAGCGCTGCGATAGGCTCAGCCCTCAGCACCTTGCCTCTGGTAGCTCTCACTTCCCTGTAGCTTACACTATCGTTCACCTGGCGTATAGTAGATTCGATCATGTCGCCGCCGTTGTTCACCTCGCCGATTATCCTGTCAGCGTGCCACCGGAAGTAGGCGCTCACTGCCTTGTTAGCCCACTCCTTCGGCGAGTACTTCCCGCTGAGATCGTCTAGGACGTGGAACTGATTCCCCAGCTTACCCGCAACGATGATACCTGTCTGATCGGAGTTGTCCTTAGCCGTCACCGCTGGATCTATCGCTACCACTATCCGATCGTAATCGAACTTCTCTACCGAGCGTTTGATGTCGTCATACTTCCACAGTGCCCTATCGTCGTCATCCTGCCACATGCCGAGCATAAACCGCTCACGCTTGCGTTTAGAGAAGCCTTGAAGCACCTGCATGTATTCCGGCGAGATGTTCGCCTCGTTGTCTATCGGGTTCATCAACAGTGAAGCGTACAGCTCAGGATTGGCAAGCGGCGTCTTGTCTACTGGGTTGATCTTCTCGATGAACTGTCTGTGCGTCCAGTGTGCCTTGTGAGGCGGATTCTCATCGTAGTATGCTCGGTTGACTAGGCCTGACTTCTCAGCTAGGCGTGATAGAGCTGTTTCGACTGATCCGTGCATGATGTCCGATGTCTCATTAAACAGTATGGTCGAGTATTCCGTTCCGAGAACTCTGTCTGCGCGTTCATCGTCGTCTAACCCACCGATCCAGATCTCTGAGCCGTTCGGGAATGTGAGGAAGTAATCGCTGTTGTTCCACTCGACTTCCATATCAGGTGCAGCCAGCTTGAACATCTTCGGCAGCGAGTCCTTCCAGATGGCACGCTTAGCGTGTGCGAAGTACCTACGAAGGATAAGATGCCGCGACTTCACCTTGCTTGCACGGTACATAAGCGAGTAGAGCAGGACAATGCTCTTGCCGCTACGCCCTCCACCGTAAAGCAGGATGTGCCTTGCGTCGCCCATGAGGATGTTGATGGCCTCTTGTTGCTTGGGCGTGTAGTCGAATGTGCTATGCTGTTCCATTCCACCTCAGTAATCCGTAAGCGTTGGCAACCGCACTTTCTTCAGACAGCATCCGCATCCTCATTTCTGCTACAAATCCTTGTGCGCCTTATCCAAGTACACGATATTGATTCCGCCTTCGTGTTTCACGTCGTGCTTGTCTTTCCAATCAAAGTTCTTGAGTGCGAAGATAGGCCCTGAACCGCCCTTGCTGCGGAGATCCTGCTCGTATGCGTTCTCTACGAATAGCTTGGCCTTTTTTATCGTGTAGTGAAACTCTTCACTATATCCCTCGTAATTGATGAGGTCTGCGCGTGAAGTGAACCCAAGATACAACGCAAGTCCGGTGATCGTAATCTTGTCGAACGCTGTCTCATCGAAGTAATCGTCAATCGCTACGGACATCTCTGCAACCGTCTTGTACTTCCTCGGCCTACCGCCTGCGTGTTTCTCAGTCATCAGTCACCTCTTCCCGTCCACTTCTTGAGCAACTGCCTCTCTATCTCTTCCTTCGTTCTTTCGCGCGGCGGCTTCTTAGAGCCTGCCTGTTTAGCTGCTGTGTCATTCATCCTCTACCTCCTCAGGCGGTCCGCCCCATACCCACTGCGTGCCATCCCACAAGCCGGACCAGTCGTTTGCAACGTACATTCCAGGCGCATCTGTTAATTCCGGCCACTTCTCAGTCATCAGCTATCACCTTGCACAGTATACAGCGAAACGGACGGAGGCCGCTGCTCAGGCGCTTGGTCAACCCAGCGACTAGCGGAATGAAGAGGTAAAAGGAGCCGAGTCTGAACTCGGAGAAAACCTCGCCAAGCTTGCGTGCGTATCTCACTACGCGTGCCGTCCATTTCATATTCTATCCCTTCATCACACCGAGCGGGCGCAGTTTCACGACCACTTCAACTAGGTCCGATTCCGCAGCTATCACTTCGTCGATGTTCTTGTACGCTCCAGGGGCTTCGCTGATGTCAGGCGTTCCCTTGCGTGTCTTACCCCAACCACCGAACACGATGCCTTCCATGTCGGCCTCGCACTCTTCTACCGTATGCGTCCGGTTGAACTCAGCCCGTCCGCTTGCCCTTCCAGCGCCGTGGCTGCAGCTCTCGAATGATTCTGGATTACCTAGCCCGCGCACGATATAGCTAGACGTTCCCATACTGCCGGGAATAATGCCAAGCTGGTCCTTCTTAGCCTGCGTTGCTCCCTTGCGATGTACCCACACGTTCTTTCCGTAGTGGTTCTCGATAGACGCAAAGTTGTGATGGATGTTGATCTCACGCATGAAGTCAGCGCCAGTCATCTCTCTGACTACGCTCTTGAATACCGTAAGCATTGCATCTCTATTAGCCTGGGCGAACGCGAGTGCAAACTTCATCGCGTCGATGTACTGCGCTGCCTCATGGCTACCGATCGGAAGGAACGAAAGCGAGTCCTCGCCATTCCCTGGAGGCAACTGCGAATGCCACATTGCGCATCTCTTCATAGCCGCCTGGTTGTATTCCTTGGCAATCTTGTACCCGAAGTTGCGACTGCCACTATGGAGCATGAGCCATATAAGGCCGTTATCTCCCATCTGAATCTCGATGAAGTGATTGCCGCCGCCAAGCGTCCCTAGCTGTCGCCTTGCAGATGCCAACTCTCTCTGAACAACTGGCAAGTCAGGGGCCTTATCAAATCCATTCCACGCTTGATCTTCCTTGTGGTGATTGAATCCTGTCGGGATCAAGTATGAAAGCTCCTCAAGAACGTCCTCGATAAGCCCAGCGTCCATTCCAGTAAGATTCGTTTCTACTGACGCCATTCCACATCCAATATCGACACCAACAGCATTGGGGATCACGGCATTCTCACACGCAATGACACCGCCAATTGGCATCCCATACCCTCGATGGCAATCAGGCATCAATGCTACGTGATGGAACATAACTGGATGGTTCGACAGGTTGATTGCCTGCTGCATAGCGCCGTCTTCTACATCTTCGCACCAACTCTTTATCGGTATACGCCCATCAGTGTTCACCCATTTCATTTCATGCCTCCTTACTCGATACATTATACCCGATCCGCCGTGCAGAACACAGTTTAGAACACCATCCACCGCACGAACGCGAGCATCCCCCACACGGCCAGCGATGCTAGGCTGATTGCTATCAGGACGCCGATAGTCCTGCGTGGGCCGGGGATCATGCCGTTGCCTCTGGATACTTCTTCATCAGCCGCCGCAGATTTGCCATGTCCTGCGCCTTTTCTCGGTTTATGCGCTCGGCATCTCGCTTTGCGTATATCTCGTCGGATTCTTCCTGACTGATTACTCCAGCCTTAATAAGCGATAGGTTGCTCGGCTCGTCCTCAAACTCTAACTTGACACCATCATCGTAATCGTGTTCAGGCGTTATGTGGATGAATTCGCCGCCGCCAAGGTTGAGAATAATCTCCCAACTCCTGATAACCGCGCCCTCGATTGTCTTCCCAGATATATCGTCGCCTAACTTAAACTGTCTCATTTCTTACCTCCTCGTGAGGGATGAAAATGGTTAGCCGGGCTCGGCATCATTGCCGCCATCGCAGACTTCTCAAGGCACGCCGTACAGTTCATGCGCCGCGGATGTATCTCCCAGCTATGGAACCGGACGTTGTGTTCTGCGCCGCACTTATCGCACACGTATCGGATGCGCTTCATTCGTCTCCAGGCCACTCGCCAGCGATCAATACACCGCCGCGCTTCTCATTGGCTATCTGGATGGCGTGTTCTTCGTCTCTTGCCCATACGTGGAACTCTGCGTAAGTCGGATTGCCGCCATATCCTTGCACCACATTTCTGTCTGCATACTCGCCGCTACACTCATACACCTGTCTCAAATTCGTCCACTCATTTAATGGAACATTGCCTTCTCTGTCCATCGCAACGCAGAATGCTTTCATACCAGCAGGGCGCTGCTTCAACTTCGAGTCTAAATCATACTCCTCGATGCGTTCATTGGCGTTGAAGTATTTAGCAGCATCTTTCGCTTTCTTGTATGTAGAGAACGCGCCGATAATCGTGTAGTCTTCGTAATCGCCATCACTTATCAGATAGACTTTCATTCGGCATCCACCTTCGTCAGCCCATCGTAGCCCTGATTCGCTATCTCACGATCTATCCGTTCACGCGCCCACAGCAGTATGTCCATGTTGTACGATCCATTCTCAGACGCGCCGCTGAACTCAAAGCTGTTGGCCATCACGCCGTCCTCAGTAACAGATACGCATCCAGTCTTCGTAATCATCACGCCTCCCATACCTGGCCGTCGTTCTGCGTAGGACTACTCCCCGCGCACCATTCGCACCACTCCTGATGGATAGCCATCGGCACATACGGCACGTCTAGCACTAGCGTACCGGCGAGGCCTTCGTTAAGCAGGAACCGTTTCGTCTCGAACATGATTAGCCCCTTCTCAGCTAACGCGGCCAGCGTCCTCGGATTGTGTGCGCCCATCCGCCCTGTCGCTATCTCGCTGAAGCACTCGCGCTGTCGCCCTCTAAGCCCTCGGAAGCGTTTCATCGTTCACCAATCCTGCCCACGTTGCCAGCTCCCATGAATAGGCTAATCGCGGCGGCTGGTATCAGTCCTGAGAGATACCACGATATGCCAACGAATACAATCCCGTAGCAACAGCCAGCGAAGATAGCCGTCCACAGTATCGCCCACCTCGTCGCGTTCATGTGCCTGCCTACCCAGCGTTTCATCGTTCACCCCATCGTTCACCCATCCGCCTCAAGTTGCCTGCCACCATGAACGCACTGATCGCGCACGCTGGCACAGTTATCACTAGCCACAACGTTGCCCAGCCCCATACAGTGACGAACAGATAGCCAGCGAATTGAACGCCCCAGAATGCCGCCCACCGCC